GTTCGATTCCCAGTCGTCCAACCAAATACAGTAGATTGGCTGAGAGGCCGAAAGCAGCGGCTTGCTAAGCCGTAGGGTCGAAAGGCTCCCAAGGTTCGAATCCTTGTGCAACCGCCAAGTTTTATGGAAGCGTGGCCGAGTGGTCTAAGGCACTGGTCTTGAAAACCAGCAGGTATAACAGCCTCGCGAGTTCGAATCTACGCCGCTTCCGCCAGTTTCTCCTTGCTGTTGGCCTAGCCAGACTTCGGCCCTGGAACCTCCCTAGTTTTGGACTTAGCCCGCCCACTTGGCGGGTTCTTTTTGCCCGCTGACATAGCAACAATAATGTTGTAACATCGCAAGTACCGACGCTGGCCGGAGCCAGTAGACAAAGAGGTACTTCAACATGGCAGCACCAAAGAAAGTCGATTACGACCGGATTGAGCCGCATTGGCGCGCCGGCATCAAGAGTCCTCAGCAGATCGCCGAAGATTACACCCAAGAAACAGGTGTAAGTGTCTCTCGCGCTGCGATCATCAAACATTTCGCCAAGCTTGGCATTCCCAGAGACCTCTCCGCAAAGATTCAGGCGAAGGCCGATTCGATGGTTGCTGAGGCATTGGTTACAGGGAAGGTGTCAACTGCTACTACAAAGCGTGACATTGAGGTAATTGATACCAATGCGACCGTACAGGCAAATGTTCGGGTATCGCAGCAGAAGAAAATCGATACTAGTATCGAGCTGGTTGATCTTCTTACTGCGCAGCTTATTGATGTCGCTGGGCAGCGCGAAGATTTTGAAGCTGTCATTGAAGAGATGACTGATGATGATAAGTCTGATAAGCGTAGGTCTATGCTCATGCGAGCTATCAGCCTGCCAACTCACGCGAGTACAGCAGCTAACCTAGCAGCATCTTTGAAAACGCTTGTCACTTTGTAACGTGAGGCATATGGGATTAAAGTCGATCAGGCCAACCCGAATGATGATGGCGCCAACCCAGCACGCGGGACCGTATTCAAGATTGTAAGGGCTGGGAATGTCTAAGGCTGAGCCGCTTGAGATAGAGCTGTTCGAAGCCTTCGAGTTTCTCCTCCATCCGAAGCGCATCAAGGTTCTTTATGGCGGCCGCGGTGGTGCGAAATCCGAGGAAATTGCAGAATTGCTGACGTGGTTCGCCTGGGCGCAGGGCGATAAGATCCTGTGCGGCCGCGAGTTCCAAAACTCGATTGAAGAATCCAGCTACGCACTGCTATCGGCCAAGGTGGAGAAGTTCGGCCTGCAAAGCTTCTTTGACGTTCAGTCCACAGCGATTTATGGCCGCAACGACTCCTGCTTCAAATTCGTCGGCCTATCCCGCAATATCACCTCCCTGAAATCCAAGTTTGGCTTCAATAAGGTGTGGATCGAAGAGGCCGAGAATGTTTCCGAAAACACATGGAAGGTGTTGATCCCGACGATTCGAGAGGCGAATTCCGAAATCTGGATCAGCTTCAATCCGAATGAAGCCGACGCACCAACCTACAAGCGTTTCATCGAGCCGTACCTTGACGCTCTCAATAAGCAGGGCTTTTACGAGGACGAATACATTTACGTCAAGAAAGTATCCTGGCGTGATAACCCGAAGTTCCCCGACGTGCTGCGCGTCGAAATGGAACGCGACAAAGCCGCCAACTTCAAGAAATACCTGCATATTTGGGAAGGCGAATGCAATGCTGAGTATGAAGATTCCGTCATTGAGCCAGAATGGGTTGACGCGGCAGTTGACGCGCATCTGAAACTGAACCACAAGCCACGCGGCGACCGTGTTATCGGGTTTGACCCAGCTGATAGCGGCACTGACGCCAAGGCCGTAACCAAGCGATATGGCATGCTGGTGGAAGACGTCAAACGGTGGAACGATGGTGATATTGATGATGCTATCAATACTGCCTTTGATGAAGCTTTTGACTATCGTGCTGATGTGTTGGTGTATGACAACATTGGTGTTGGCGCTGGTGTCAAGGTCGGACTGAAAGGGCGTATCTCCGGGCGCACGATTGATGTGCAGGGCTTCGGTGCCGGCGACTCTCCGTGGATGGGGATCTACAAGGAGGACAGAAAGAATGAGGACGTATTCCGCAATCTGCGCGCCATGGGCTGGTGGCTTTTGCGGGACAGATTCGAGCGCACTTACCTGGCTGTGACGAAGGGTGAGTATTTCGACCCGGCAGCAATGATCAGTCTGTCCTCTGCCATCAAGGACTTGGAGCAGCTTAAGCTTGAATTGGTGCGCCAGCAGCGCAAGCGCACTGCCGGGTCCAAAATGATCCAGTTGATTAGCAAGGATGAAATGCGCTCCAAGGGCATCCCGAGTCCGAATATGGCTGACTCGCTCATGATGGCATTCATGGTACGCGACAAGCCGAAGCCAATACAAAACGCCATGCCAATCCCGACAGTTTCTCATTTCGGAAGGAAATAGCGTTACAATCCGTCCATATCGATAGAAAGGCCCTATCATGGATGGCGGATTCAATAGTTTTGCTGATTACAGCGCGGCGGTGCTGTTGGGGCGAGTCCCAGGCGTTACCCGTGTTGCCGGGCTGAGCACTAGGACTCTTGGAGTAGCCATTACTGGCATCGACACTGCTGAGGACGTATGGGCAGGCGCAGCAAACACCTATCCGTGGATGCTGGCCGATACTGCACTTGAGGCAGTATCCGACAATGCCAACGACACGGCAGCCGGGACCGGCGCCCAAAGCATCAATGTGCAGGGCGTTCTATCTGCCGGCACGGCAACCAACTCAGGCAATATTCCACTGAATGGCCTGACTCCTGTTCCTGTCGGCACACATTACCGCATCAACCTGGCCAATGTCGGCATGGTGACGCCAGTTGCCGGCACGCAGACCAATCTGGGCACGATCACAATTCGGGATGCTGGTGGCGGTACAGTTCGCGCTGTTATTCCGCCGCGCGCACGGTCGGCGCAGCAATGCGTCTACACCCCACCACTTGGCTTCTTCCTCGTTGTGCGCGCAGTTGAAATCGAGTTGCTGGCTGCTGCTGGCGGTGCATCACGCCACATTGATGCCGGGCTTTACTTCCGCTTCACCAACAGCATTTCAGGCACGCCGCGGCAAATCCAGTGCTCTGATGGCCAGCCATATGCGCTTGATGCGCACACTTCTATTCCTGTTGGGCCAATGACGGATTTCTGCATGCGTGTCGTGTTCTCAAGCACCAACACAATCAAAGTCGGTGCCGCATTCGAAGGCCACCTTTACAAGATCTGACCATGCCATACACCGAAAAGCAAAATCGACTATTCCGCGCCGCGGCCCACAATCCGAAGATCGCTAAGAGTGCAGGCATTCCGAAAGCTACAGCAAAGAAACTCGCGGCGGAAGGCGTGAAGAAGGCGCCGGCTAAGAAAGGAAAGAAATAATGGCCATGTCCAAAGCTGAGCGTCTGCGCCAAGTCCACAGCCGCGCCATGCGGCACTTCGATGCGATCCAAGAATCGGTGCGTGACGAGCGCATGCAGGCGCTGAAAGACCGGCGCTTCTACTCGATTGCCAGCGCGCAATGGGAAGGCCCGCTCGGGGATCAGTTCGAGAATAAGCCACGCTTCGAGATGAACAAGATTCACCTGGCCGTGATTCGCATCATCAATGAGTACCGCAACAACCGTATTGACGTCGATTTCACCGCCAAGGATGGCAGCCAGGATGACAAGACTGCTGAGGCATGTGACGGTCTGTACCGAGCCGACGAGCAGGATAGCGGCGCGCAGGAGGCATTTGACAACGCTTTTGAAGAGGCGGTAGGCGGTGGCTTTGGCGCAATTCGCGTGCGTACCGAGTACGAAGACGAGTACGACGAGGATAACACGCAGCAACGCATCCGCATCGAGCCGGTATTTGACGCTGACTCGACCGTGTTCTTTGATCTGGACGCTAAGCGCCAGGACAAAGCCGACGCCAAGCGCGCATATCTGTTGACCGGTCTGACGCCTGACGCCTATGAGGAAGAGTGGGGGATGGACGTGGCCGGCTGGCCAAAAGATATTCAGCAGACCGAGTTTGACTGGTGCACGCCGGATATCGTCTACATCGCCGAATACTACGAAATCGAGGAAAAGAAAGAACTGGTCTACTTCTTCGAAGGCATCAGCCTGACCGACGAGCCACCCGAGCGCAAGCGCATTCCTGCTAGCGATCTAGAGGACGAAGAAGGCGCAGCATTGCGCGCCCAGCTGGAAGCGACTGGCTTCAAGGAAGTCGGGCA